TTGAGAGGCCAATTCACTACTCACAAACAATGTATTAATGTCATGATCAAACCTCTCCCTCATTGCTTTGTCATCTCTATCTCGGCCATAACCTTCCTTTATAAATCCAGTGAAGGTGTCTTGAAGTTGACGCAAAGCAGGAAGTCCACTCTCTTTGGCACTGTCTAAAATCCTTCCTATAGCTTTACCATCAACCCCAGTTGCTTCAGCTATGTCTGGTATTGAACGGCTCAAAGCTCCATACATGTTATCAGCTGTTCTACGATCCTTAGCATCTTCCATGACACCAGCAATAGAGCCACCAAGATTTTGGTACATCTGTCCCGTTGCCGCTCCAGCTTGTGAGATTGCCTGTATTGCCGCAGGGCTTACGGCCCCCAATCGGGGATCAACTGTGCTACCTAATACTGCCATAATAATTATCCTTTAAAAAAGTTTTGATCCTAGTGCACCGCCAAAGGGACCACCCATAGCAGCACCTGCTATACCGCCAATAGCACTCATTAATCCACCTTGAGATTGAGCTGATGCACTCATTGCAGCAGCATCCAAACTTGTTTGATTAGCCTGTTGCTGTAGAGCCATATTAACTCCCAACATTGGATCGGTTGCTTGTGGAGTGGTTCCGTACATTGCTTGTTGCTGACCCATCCCGGCCACTTGTAGTCCTGCTGCTTGAGAAGCGGGGCGACCAAAGAACGCTCCAACGTCTGGTGCCATAGTCCTCTGCATTCCAAACGCTTGCTGCAAACGTCTGTCGTTTTGTGCTTCCAACGCTTGCTGTTGAGCAAATTCCATTTGTTCCATGCCAGCTTGCTGACCGTAAAGACCAGCCAAAGCCGCTTCCTGTTGAGCCTGCTGCTGTGCAAAGCGAGCTGCCTCTTGTGCTCCAACACCAAACTCGCGAAGCTGCTGTTCTCTGCCTGCCATTTCTGAAGCAAAACCAGCTTGGGCAATGCTCTGAGCCAGTCCGGTTCCCTGCAATTGCTGAGCCATGCGAGCCTGCCCTAAGCTTCCTGCACCAGTAAGGGCTTGCTGTGCTTGACCAGTTCTCTGTCCAGCCAGTCCACCAGCAGCCTGTAAAGCTTGCTGCTGCAAGCCAGCTTGCTGGGCCTGTAAACCTGCGGCGGTTCCAGTTGCTCCCATTCCCATCTGCTGAAAAGCTCTTTGTTCAGCCAAACGCTGTTGAGCCATTGCTTCAGTGGAGCCAGCCATCTGACCACCCATTCCCATGCGTTGCATTTCCTCAGCCGATCTAGCTTGCTGCATTGCTTGCTGTTGACCAAGAAGCTGCTGTGCAGCCATTAAGTCTGAAGCCTCATCAGCCCTGCGAGCTTCGGACAAGCGACCAGCAACACCAGAAGCGGTAGATGTGTCTCTAATTCTTCCTTGGCGTTGACCCATAGCTAGAGCCTCTTGCTCTACTTGACGCTGTTGGGCTGGAGAAAGCATACCAGCACTTTCAATTAAACCACCAATACGTTGCTGAAGAGCTTGCTCCTCTTGGGAGGGGCCTCCAGCCTGAAATCCTAGTTGCTGTAACGCCTGCTGCTGTAACGATTGCTCCACATCAGAAGCCCCACGGGGGCCAGCTTGTAATGCTTGTTGTCCAAATTGACTAAGAGCTTGAGCCTCCTGTGAGGCTGGCCTTCCAGCAGCTTGTAGAAGCCTTTGCTCAGCAACTGATGGTCCTTGTCCAGCAGCCTGAAGCAAACGCTGTTCTGCTGCACCAGCTTGTGGACCCGACAAAAGGCTTTGAATTTGACCAGCAACAGTTTGCTGATCGGCTGTCTGCCCCATAGACTCACGGCCCATCAATTCTTGGGCTCCCGATCTGGCAGCTTCACCAAGCTCTCCACCTGGAGTCTTTGCCCCCACTTTTTCTGCCAACTGAGACAGGCCTTTTTTGGCCTCCGATGGAGTTGCTGTTGATAGTTGCTCGGCTCTTTGAGAAGCAAGATCAGCTAGACTGGTAGAAGCGGGATCTACGCTCCGATACATTTCAACTAGCTCAGGTGCAAGAGTAGCAATGGTCTCAAATTCGTTTTCAGCAGCAGCTCGTTTAAGTTCTTCCCCAGTTTCAAACTGCCTCCTAACCGCATAATCGGCCAGGTCAATCATGCCCGGATTACTATCTAAAACAGCCTCTGCTGTTCTATCTACCTCTGCTTCTAATTTTTGTATTTCTTCATCGCTTAAGGCTCCACTGTTACGAAGATCTACTATTTCCGCTGCTAAATCTTGAAGATCTTGCTCTTTTTTTTCTGCAAACTTTTTCCCAAATTGTTCTGTTAAATAATCATCACCTTCCTTAGAAACATTTCCTATTTCTAGGTCCATAACATCAATAGCTTGTTCATAGCCAGCTATAATGTCTTGGAGTTTTTGTTTTGCTTCTGGTGTATCAGCCTTTTCCAGCTGAGCTTTAGTATCATCAACGAAAGTCAGATAATCTTTCCTTTGATTTTCTAACCGTTCTCTTTCTACTGCAGGATCAAATTCGCTATTTCTAATCTCTTCCAAACGCTGATTTAAATCGCGTTCTTGAGTAGACCTCGCTAATTGTGCATCAGCTAAATTTTGTTGAGCCGTTTCCTTAGCTTCTCTAGCTTGTCTACTATCACCCAGTAATGAAGTTTGAAGATCCTCCAACGCTAGTTGCTGCATTGGTCCACGCAATGCTCGCTCCGCAGCAATAATGTCTGGAGTTGCTTGTCTATAAGCTCGCGCGGTATCGCTAATTTGCTTAGCTACATCTATATCCTGGACCTGTGGAGCTGTGTAATTTGAACTACCCATATCTATTATTATTAAAAGTCTCTATAGTACATTACGCATTCCCACATCTTATTGTTTCCAAGACGTTCCATGTGGGGAAAAAAATTACTACCCTTATCACACATTATAAAAGCGCGGTGAACACCATGCGAGGCATACTCGTCCTCAAGTTTCTTGATAGCCCGAACACTGTCCAACGCCTTTGCCCTTTTGCTGTCCATCCACCACCAGACAAGTGGTGCAGCACCAACACTGGCGGAACCAATGATGTCGCCATCCTTGCGGAAGATGTGAGTTGGCATAACCACATTGTGATCGTCAGCCAACATACGTTCTGACAAATGAGGCAAAGAATATTTAGTTACGTGTTCGCTTGTTATCATGCTTCTAGTGTATGCACTCTAGCTTCCAAAGCCTCAATCTTAATTACAGCCTCTTGCAATGCTGAGGTTAAAAGCGGTACTAGTTTAGATTGGTCAATACCTTGATATTCAGGATCGCCGTCTTCATCAACTGCATCCTTTTCTCCGGTGATTGCTTCCGGAACAACATTTGAAACTTCATGGGCAAAGAATCCATCTACAGTTTTATCTGGATCTACGATAAAGTTAAAACGGTAAGGACTGAGTTGCTTAAGTCGATCAATCCCATCGGTAATGCTTACTGCGTTTTCCTTTAATCTGTAATCAGAAGAAGTGCCATAATTAGTAGAGGTAGTATTGATAGAAATAAGACCAACTTCTGTGGCATCATCTCCTACATCACCCTCATCACCCGCAGTATTATTATAAAATTCTACTGCTCTTCCATTTGTCTGAGATTCGGGAGAAGCACTTCCACTAACATTCTTACCAATTCTCAGACCTGCATTTACGCCCTTTCTTGCTATATGGACTGTTGTTCCTATGTCAGTACCACTATTACCATTTTCAACTTGGAATCCGTAAGTTCCTTTTTTGTAGCCGGGATAGAGTGGTTGGCTTGTGCCGGAATTAGTATCAAAATTCCAGGTTGAACTACTAGTATCTGCTTTGATTCCTACGGTAAACCAACCCGTACCAGATCCTACCCCAATATACGCATTATCGTTTATTTTAGTATCTCCATCTACATCTAAATTATAATAAGGAGTTGTGGTACCAATACCTACATCGGAAAATGTGCTTGTCCCAGTCGATGTTACGTTACCAGTGACATTACCTGTCACGTTACCAGTTAGGGCCGCCGAAATTGTACCAGCATCAAAGTTTCCAGAAGCATCACGGTAAACAATTGTACTTCCTACGTTTGAATTTGTAGCGTTAGACGTTACAGTAAACGTGCTACCTTCTGAACTAACATTACCACTAATACCATTGCCAGAAGTAGCACCAGCAGCAACGTATGGGCCAGTGGTATCTGTAGCCAAAGCAATTCCATTCGTTGTATTGAATCCAGATATGGATATGTTTCCCTTGGTTAGCTTTCGTTGGTTACCAACACTATCTACTACTACAAAAAAGTCCCCATCAGTAGAAGTGGTAGAAGTAGCAAGCTCGTTAAGATTTAATGAAATTGTAGGAGATCCACCTTCAGAAGAAGAACTTCCATCCAGTCCACTTCCAGTTGCAATGCTAGCAACGTAGTTTCCAGTAGTGTCAGTTCCTAATGCTACAGAATTTGCAGCTACACTAGCAGCTTCAATATTCAGGGCATTAACAAACGACTGAGTAACCCTAGCATCTATTGCTGAGTTAGCTCTAGCTGATGTGTAATACAGGTTTGCTGCTTCAGCTATATCATCCGTATCAAGAACCACTGCCCCAGTTTGCGTATTTACGCTCGTTACAGGAGAGCCTGAAGCGGTAAAGCTAATTACTCCAGTTGAGCTATTGTAGTTAATGTCTCCGCTTGCAGAGATAGAACTCCTTGCTCTAGCCGTAGTAAAATATTCATTAGAACCCTCTGTAATATCGCCTGTGTCTAAAGATATATTAGAAGTTCCGTCAAAACTAACACCAGCAATAGTACGTGCAGTCTGAAGGGCTGTTGCTGTGCTAGCATTACCAGTAACATTGCCTGTTAGATTTCCAGTTACATTAACACTAATGCTTGAAGGAAGACCAATAGTTAAAGTGTTCCCCGAAACCGAAGTTTCAATTTCGTTAGTGGTTCCAACAAAGTCAACTAACTCTCCGGGTAAAATTCCATGATTGGTCCCAGTATCTGCACCAAGACTCCATCCTCCAGTTGCACTAACCTGAGAGTCAACATACGCAGTTGTAGCAACCTTGGTGCTGTTGTCTCCTGATGATTGAGTAGTAGCGGCTACACCACTAGCTAACACGGATGAAGCGTTTACCGTTCCCGTTATATTGCCTGTTACGTTACCAGTTAAATTACCAGTTACGTTAGCAGTAATAGAACTAGGCAAACCAATAGTAATGGTTTGTCCAGAAGCAGTTGTTTCAATTTCGTTGGTAGTTCCTGCTACCGTAAAAGTTTGAGTTGAAAGATCAACTGTACCAGTGCCAGATCCTCCAGCTATTCCAAGGATTCCCCCTCCAGACTGGCTGTCAACATACGCCTTGATGCTTTGCTGAGTGGCAATAGCTAAAGCGGAATCAGAAGACATATCGTCTTGGTCTAATATAAAAACCTCAGCAGGAGCAGCAGAACTACCAGAAACATTACCAAGAACCGTAAGGTTGGCTAGGCTTTCTATTTTAGCTTTCGTCACATTGCCATCTGCAATCAACGCTGTAGTAATGTTGGATGCTAAAATCTTGTCAGAAGTAACATTGCCAGCGGCGATCTTTGCCGTTGTTATCGAAGCAGATGCTAGCTTGCCAGTGGTTATGCCAAGATCTTTAACTATAATCGCTCCACCTGAAAGCTGAGTGGAGCTATCGTCTACCGCTCCAGAATTAAAAACGGCGTTATTTACCGAGTTATTTAAGGTTGTTGCAGTTACTTGATCCCCGTTTGCAAACGTATTACCTGTTGTAAGTATTGACATTATTTTGCTTTCTGTAAACTTCTAAACGTGGAAGCCCCAGCCACTTTTAAAGCTCGCAACCGAGGTCTTCCTTTTGTCGTAGTTAGTCTAATTTGTAATCCATAAGCTCTCTTATTTCCAAATCTGCCCCGAAGTGAAACATCTTCATCAATAGATACATCTGAACCGTTTAAAGAGTTCAAACTGCCAATATCTATTATACCATCAATATTCTCAGTTATTGCCTCCAATGTAGCATCAGATGTATTTTCTTCAGAAGACTGAACATGAATATCAAAATTGTTCCATTTCTTTCTGTCCAAAGAATTTAACGTAAACATCCTAGTTGTTGCCGTAGCTACAATTTGCGTGTTCTCTGAAGCTTGACCAATATTTGGAACATAGTTATCTCGGTCATCAACCCTAGATTCATATTTATGAACGCCACCTGTCCGGTTTACAACGTAAACGCCTCTCTTGTCCCCTGATCCAGCTACTGTCAAATTGCTGTAATCCCAGTCTGGGTCATTAACCGAATCAACTGATTCCCACTGTTTATTTACAAAATTGTAAATTAACAAAGCGTTGTTTGTAGTGCTACTGTCCAGGGGAACGGCCAAGTAATATCTGTTATCAAAATAAACAGACTTGGCTTTTTCAGCATATGCCTGGTTTATTCTTTTAATGGTTCCTTCTATAGAACCAGACAATGGAACGTCTTGACCTCTTAAATTATACAGGTCCATAAAATCCAACCCATACACGCCATTGTCAGACAGGAAAATCATGCTGTTTCCAACCTGCTGCACACTATCTCTAGCTAAGCATCCAACTTCATTAGTAATTAACTGAGAAGAAGCACTGCCCAAGTCTAAACTATTAGTTACAATGTGTATGCTATTCCGGTTAAAGACTACCAGTTTGTCATCAGAAAATGAATGAAAACCTACAATAAAGTCAGCAGTTCCAGCATTAAACCTAAACTGCCCATAAATTCTGTCGTAAGTATCTGCGTCTAGGATGTCTGAAAACAAAGCCTCGTCCAAGATATTACGCTCTTCAATGTTGCCTAAAGAATTGTAGTCATAGCGATATGGAACGACTAAACGCTTCTGATGATAGACAGCAAACTCAGGGGCTGGCATATGGCTAAACCCTAATCCAAGAGAAACCCTCTTGCTGTAATGATTGTTGTGGGAGGATTGGTCGTCATACTGAGCGTAAAAAATAAACGTGTTGGCATTGGTGATGCTAGCAACCGTGTAACTATCTCCAACTACTAGCTGGTCAGAAGACTCCACAACTACTACAACATCTCCTTCATTAAGCCCATGACCTGTTGAGGTCACTGTAACTGCACCGTTTGAAATAACAGTGTTGTTTCCGTTGTCTCCCAATCTAGTTGGCTGACTGTAAAGACCATTTGGTACAAGGGTAAATGCAGGTGAAGAAAAATCTCCATCCCATTCCATTGCAACCTGTCCTTTTCGGAAAATATAAAGCTTGTTAAATGACTGAAGAACCGTTGCTCCTATATTAACGGACTCCCCGGCAGGATAACTAATTGTAGTATTTGTTGCTCCTGAATCCGCTGTCTTAACAAGTATAGTGCTATTAGTACCGACACAAACTACATAAGACTGAGAATCATCGTTGGGATCTGAATACTCGCAAGAAGTTTCTATAAAATTTCCAGCGTCTGCGTTTAGCTTCATCCCAGAAACAACCATAGTTCCAGTTGGATTTCCTCCCAAGTTAGAAATCACAACGTCTATAGTTGTAGAGCTGGTTACTGAAGCTACAAAGTTTCCATTCGGACTTGTAACATTTCCTGTCGGAGTTAAACCGCTAATGCTTATCCCAGTATCATTAACTATTCCATGAGCCGAAGCAAAGGTAATGCTAATAGTTTCAGAAACGGTAGAATAAGAACTGACAGCAGGAATGGAATCGTACAAATAAAACGGAATAGTAAAAACACCAGCGGAAAAAGGAGAAGAGAATATGTCCAATCCCTTCCTTGGCTGCCACTCACCATTTAGGTCCATGCGGCCATTGCTGGATACAGCCAATGTTCCTGAAGCTAGTTGATCTGGCCTTAACTTATTGTTAAACCCAGCAAAGCCCTGATCCAGATCTTCCGAAATCTGATCATCTAAATTACCGTATGAACTATATCTAGACATTTAACAATTCCAGGCTCGTCTACTCCAGTAGTTTGCAGACAGTTTATTACTCTTACCTTTAATCCCACCAGACCTAGCACAATAACTTTTCTTACGTGCAGGGTTACTTTTTTTAATGCTCATGTTGGCATCGCCAAAACGAACAATTTTTTCCTTCCCAGCTTGGCAGGCTTTAACAACGAATTTTTTCCCCGCAGATACTTGCCTACGGGGAACATTGCACTTCATGTTTTGTTTATCAATTTTAGCCACGTTTTACCGCCTTTACTCGCTTAGGTTTACCTTCTGGTTGTCCCAGCTTTTTCTTCTGTGCAACTCTAGATTTTTTTTGTGAAGCAGTCATCTCACCTGCTGTAACAGGTGTGCGTTTGCTAATTCTTTTGGAGGGACGGCAATAAGGAACTCCCCGTTTTTCGCCGGAACTACGCCCACAGGCTTTCCCAGTGCGAACGTCTACCCACTCCTCCTTAAACCATCTCTTGAGGGCTTCGCCCTCTTTTGTCTTACGAACAGCCATTACTTCGCTTTCTTTCGTTTACCCCAGTTAGCAGCTCCTACTTTTCGACACTTTGCTATAGCCCCGCTTGCATACGCAGACGGGAATACTTTATACCG